GCTTCTCCAATTTTGGCATTCTCCATATAGAAGCGGAGGTTAGTGCCGTTGATTATTCCCGTCGTTGCCATGTTATGCTATTTTGAATTTTTGAAGAATTCTTTTCAATATGCCCGGTTTTTCCGGTGCTGGTTCGTTTTCGTAATAGTGGTTGTGTACGGTGATGTGCTGCGTTTCTTCCGTCTTTTCGGGTTCGCTGATTGCCGTATCCAGAGTGGCAATGTCGTTTCGGTATATCGCTATACCAGACGCCACAAGTTCACGCGCATAGGTGCGAACTACGTCCACCTTGTCGCCCTTTTTATATTTCATGTGGTTTTCCACAAACTCGACTATCATAGGTTGTATTTCTTTTTCCAAGTCTTATGCACTCGTGTCAGGGCTTTCTGCATCGCCGTATCTATCCGTGCCGCTGCTGTGCTTAATGCCGATTCGGTTACTTGTCGGCGAAAATTCGAGGCTTTTTTGAACAGCATAGCTGCGTAGTATCCGCTACTCGTTTTCGGCGTGTCGCCTATCTTGTCGTATTTGCCCGCTATTTTTCTGATTACCCTGGGTCCTACCTCTACCGTCTTTAGCCGCGTTTTGAAAGCGTACATTGAGCGTTTGAGGTTGCCGGGCACCACTTCGATTTTACCCGCTTTCGAGTAATAGAAGTGCTTTTTAGCCGCTGGCTTTATGTTTCTACTGGCAGCCGTTCTAAGAATTCTACCGCCCGCCAAAAGGATTTTTTGCCGCTCTCTTTTCGTGGATACGTCATTCAGGTATCCGCGTAAGTTGCTACGCAAGCTCTCTATGTCCCGTGCTGGTATCCTAATCATCTGCTTACCCTCGCGTTGTATTCTTGTTCTACGATGTAGATATGTTTATCCACGTCCACTGTGCCGCTCCGCTGATCGGAGAAACGGATGGACTGTAAGACAATCCCGGAGTAGGTGCCAGGGGTTTTGGCGTCCAATGCTGCGCGGATCGCCGCTGCCAGGTTGTTTGCCGTGTCGTAACTATCCGCCAGGCTCATCACCGTGAACGTAACCGCGTCCAGCTTGCTTACACCGTCCTTTGTATCGCTTGGGTCGGCACCTTCGATAGTGTAGATAGCGAATGGATACGCGGCATTCTGTGGCGCAATATCCGGGTATATGCGTGTCGAGCAAATAGACGTTACGCCGTTTGCCGCGCTTAGTATCCCATATATCGCTGCGCCTATCATTTCTTTAGTTGCGTTTCAAGTTCAGTGTAACGCCTGTCGGCGTTATGCAGTACCGCCGTTACATCGTATGTGTTATTGCGGTACGTTACGCGGTGTTTCTCCGTAACGTTTGCATCGTAACGTATCGTGAATGTCGTTTTTCGCGTTGCGGTCTTTTGCCCGCTTTCTTCATCCTCTTTGCTTGCTGCTATGTTCGGCACATTCACAGCCGCCCATCGTGTCGCATACGTGCCCCAACTTTCAGCAGGGTAGCCCGTGCTGCTTTGAGTCTCCGTTACGGCCTGAATCGTAATCCTCTCCCGCATTGCGCCTACTTTCTCATCTTTATTCATAGCAGGTAGGCGTAGTTTATGCGGTCGAGTAGGTATTTGGATGCGGTGGGTAGCCTCTTTACGCTGTCGGTTCGGTTTTCGTACAAGTCGGCCAAAACCAGCTTGAGCGCGGTTTTGATGTCCTCCGGTAACGCTGTTGCGGCACCGTACCCGGCTTGGTAAACTACTGTTACGGCGTTGCGCTGCTCACGTAACGTCGGCCATGTTGCGTTGTACGCAGGTTCGATTACGCAACGCTTTGCGTACAAGTCGGCTGCGTACTGGTTTGCCGCGAGCGTCTGCGTTGCGCCGTTACTGTCCACATACGAAATAGACGTTACGCTTATCACCGGGTGAATAGTCAGGCGTAACTGCGAGGGCGTTTGCAGGTCGCCCCATGCGTCGAAAGTCTCCGCGATGGTTTGCGTAACAAATGCCTGGGATAGATAATTTTGTGCCATTTGCGTAGCGGCGGATACAAGCCCGGCAATCAGGGCGTCATCGTCAGATGTGTCCATTTTGAGCCATGTTTTTGCGTCGCTTGTGCTGAATACCGCCTCCGCTGCTGCTGTTGTTACCTTCCACCCTGCCATGTGTTACTTTTTGCGCCTTACGGCCTTTTCTACCTTTTTGTATTGTTGCGGGGCGTCAGCCGTCTCGATTGCTTTTTCTTCAATCAGTACGGCGTAGCCCTCAGATACTGCCAGCCCGGCGAGGGCGGGGGGCATAAACCCCACGTCCCCGGCGGAATAGGCCAGTCCAAATCGCCCGGTTGGGCTTTTCAAGAATCGTACTTTCAGCATTGCGCTAATCCTTTTTGGCGAAGAAGTGAACCGTGTACCGCGTGCTTTGAGTACCGCTGCCGTCCAGGATAATGCGTTGTCGCGGTCCATAAATCACTTCTTGTTCCATCCTATCCAGGGTAGAGGCAGAGGTACTGAACGTGGTATCCACTTGTGCCCAGTCAGTAGAGCCATACGATGCGCTTTCTTGTACCGTGTTGGATACTGCCAGCGTACCCGATAGCGACGTTACGGCCACATGGTACAGGCCAGTCCACTTCGATACGAGGCGCGTCGGGATAGTGATGGTGTCGTTTTCGCCGTCGGTAATGGTATCCGTTACCGAGTACGAATAGTAAGGAGTAGCCGTTTGGTAGTCGTTGGTCGTGTTGGTTGCGGCGATTGCCACCAGGCCAATCAGGGCGGCCAAAATGAAGGCAGAAAATTTCGTTTTCATTTTATTGGATTAGCGGGGGAGTACTCGCCTCCCCCTTGTTCTTAAATGGCGTCGGTCAGATCGGCGTCTTTGATGGCGGCGAAGCTCGCAGCGTGGCGCAAAGCTGCATCCCACCAGGAGTTTACCACAATCGTAACCAGGGCGTTCTTGCTGGACGTGTACGGGTCCACCACAACGTCAAGGCCGGCCCATTGGCCTACAATCAGTTCGTTGAAGTTGCCGAACAATACGGAGTGTAATCCGGTGCCATCACCTTTCGTCAGGTTGCTGGGCACCTGGGTAGAGACAAATGCGCGGTAGCCGTTCAGGGCGTCCACGCGGGGACCACTTGCCGGGGCTGCTCCATCCATCCAAACGAACTGCGCCGTACCGGATGCCTTTTCGGTCTTTTTCAGGTAGCCGCGAACGCCGGGGGTAGTCAGGTATGCAAGACTGCCAAAGTCGGCGTTATCCACCGCTACCTCGGTCTCCAGGTCAACAATTTTGCCCCACGTCAGCGGGCCACCGTCCGTACCACAGGCCACGGAGCCAATACCCACGGTGTTTAGGATACCTGTGATGAGCTGCGTAGAACCGTCGCCGTTGATCAGCGCGTAGTCGAGTGCGCGGTTGATTGCCTCGTTGAGACGCCCGCGTACAAAGTTCTCCACGTCGATAGAGCTTTGCACCATGAGCTGCTTCGAGATGTCCGTGAAAGCCCCCAGGCGGTTGGGACCCATCTGAATGCGGTCAAAGGTCGGCGACGTCTCCGCGTTCGGGTCGTTTTCGCCCTCCCATACCGCCGTGGCGGCTGCGTCATTGCGCGGAAAGTCGATGTTACCCGTCAGGCCGGTAAGCAGGGTAGCGCCTGCCTGCAAGACTGCAAGACGCGGGTCCAGGAAGGGGATGAGGTCGCCCAACTCCGTGGGGATGGTGAACCCGCCCGCCGTGGTCGTGCCGGCGGTCATATCCCGGCGCTCCATGCCCTTGCGCGTCAGCATCGAAGGAATGAAAAGGTTGCCCGTTGGCGTGATACCGGACGCCCGGAACTCGCGTTCTGCTTCCTGGCTCATTTCGGCCTCGATACCGTCAAGCTGTTTGCCAGCGGCTGCCAGGGAGATAGCCCGCATAAGGGAGTAGCGGCCAACGGCTTTTTGTTCGGGGGACTTTTGAGCGGGCTTGCTGCGGGCTTGCACAACAGCTTGGCGGGCTTGTTCGGCCTCAGCCTGCTCTGCCAGTTCAATGTCAATGTCAAGGTTTTGGATTTCGGTTTTCAAACCCAAAGCCTTGCTGCGTTGCTCATCATTGAGCATACCGTTTGCAGCCGTAGCGGAAATGGCCGTCAGTTCGTCCATCTTGTTCCCGCGCTGCTGCTTAAGTTCATCGCTGCGCTTCATGTGTTACGCTTTTTTAGATAATTCGATAATATCCGCAATCAGCTGCGGGAAGTCTTTGTCGCACACGCCTTGGGGGGCGGTGCGTATATCCTGGAGCGCCCTCGCGGTTACGCTCGTTTCTTTGTATGCGGGGTAGGTTACGGGCGATACATCAAACAGCATATCTACCTGCTCGATACGGCGCTTTGGCTTCGTCCCCGCCTCCTGCATCCAGTTATCTTTGCGGATGGTGAATGCGAAGGAGCTTTGAGCGATTAGCCCGCTGCGCACCATTTTCAGCAAGTCGTTACCGAACGTCGTATCGGGTGCCTCGAAGCGATAGAACAAGCCCCGTGCATCAGATGCAAGTTCAAGGGTGCCGTTTGATGTACGCGCGAGAGGATAGTTTGCGTCGTGGTTGAATAGTGCCACTACGTCCGTATCGTCGGCGCCATCGAACGCACCGGATGCGATTTCTTCAAGGTAGTTGCCCATATCAGTGGGCGTTTCAAACACCGCTGCATAGCCTTCAATAACGCGGCTTTCGGGCTGTGCCCGTACCTCTATTTTGTACGTCCTGCGCTCGGTTTCGGCAGGCATGTTCTTGTTTTCCATTTCTTCGTATTTACGTTTTGCCCAATCCAGCATGGCATCGCCTCCCCATGCGTCGTACATCACACTACCGCATATTTCGTTTCCGTCGGCGTCGGTGTATTTACCCTGGTCGTAGGTCTTTGCTCGGCTCAAAAACGAATAAGCCCTTACGGTTCTGTCGTGGCTTATCGTCTCCCGGTTTGCCAGGATACGCGCCGTTTCCCACCCCACAGGCGTACCGCAATCGCTGCCATTATCCTCGCGGTGCTTGATAGCCCGTTTGGCGTTGTTCGTCGCTGCCTGTGGGTAGTCGTTATACGGCATTATTGTTGTTTTGTGGCTGAGCGGGTTCGGTGCTATTGGAAGCCAGGGGCATACCGTAGGCGTCGCCGCCTTCGTATGGGTTCATGTTTTCAAGTGCGCGTACCTCGTTGGGACTGATCGCCCGGATATTGTACAGCGCCGTATAGTACTCCGCACGACTTTGTGTATCGCCTCGAAGCATCCCATCTAAGTTGAAGCGAACGAAAACCCGGCCTGCTTCGCGCTCGGTGAATAGCTTGCTATTGAACTCTGATTCAAAGCGCTTACACCATGCGCGGAGCGTGTACTGGACAAACAAGCGGTTCAACACCTCCAGGTTGTTCATGGGCGTACCATCGGAGGCAGCCAGCAAGGGGAGGGGTACGCCTAAAATATTGGCCACATCCTCCACCGTCATTTTTCGGGCTGCAAGGTCGCTTCCGTCCAGGCGGGTG